GATGGGACCGGGTTGAACGCCGGTGGTGTTATCGGCACTCTGTCGGGTGGTTCGCTGGTTGCTGCGACGTCGGGTCAGGCATTTACTGCCGCTGATGTGTACCACCTCGAGGAGAGCCTGGACCCGCGCTGGCGCACCCCGGATGCGAAGTTCATCGCGCATCGTGCAATTTACAATAAAATCCGCCAGTTCGATCAGTATGGCGGCGCTCAGTTGTGGCAGCGTATTGGCGCTGGAATGCCCGCTGAATTGCTGGGTTACTCGGCGCTGGAGTCTTCGGTGATGGATTCCACTCACGCTACCGGCGATTTGTTCCTGCTGTTCGGTAATTTCCAGCAGTTCCTTATCGTTGATCGAATCGGGATGAGCGTTGAGTTGATCCCCCAGGTTTTTGGTGCTAACCAGCGGCCTACCGGTCAGCGAGGAATTTACGCCATCTGGATGAACAACTCGGCCGTTCTGGTTCCGGGTGCGTTCAAGGCCCTTCAGGGCACCGCCTAATCAACTAAGTGGAACGAAGGTCGACGACCCGGTAACGAATCCTCCGCGTTGGGTCCCTAGCGAGGATTGACCTTTTTCCATTGAAAGGACGGTTTTATGTCTGATCGCATTTTTATCGCCAAGCACGCTTTCTGGTACCACGACGAGAAGGGCGATCACAAATTCGTCGGCACCGGCACTCGTGTCCGCGAAGGTCATGCGCTGCTGGCCGGTCGCGAGCACCTTTTCCGCGAAGATGACGTTCTCGAGCCCGACGCTCCCGCTGTTGCCGTGAAGGCCGCCAAGCCCGCTGAGGACGAAGCTGCCGAACCTGCGCGTCGCGGTCGTCCCCGTAAGGCTGACTAATCCCCGAAGGCGGTGATCACAAATCTACGGTGACAATTACTGCACGATCGACGATCTCAAAGCGTACATGCACCTCGACCCGAGTGACACCGCTTTCGATGCAGCTCTGAATACCGCGATCAATTCCGCGAGTCGGGAAATCGAGAACTATTGTTCGCGCCAGTTCAACAACGATTACGACGCGAATGATGTGCAGGCTGCTCCGATCACGCGGGTGTACAAGCCTACAGCGATTCGGTTGGTGCTGGTCGACGACTTCTACACCACGGATGATCTCGTTATCCGTCATCGCACGATCACCGGCGGCCTGAGCGATCCCTGGACTGCGAACACCTATTACGAGCTGGAGCCTGTCAACGGTGTCGTGAACGGTGTTCCGGGCTGGCCGTACCGGCGGTTGATTCTGCCGTACTGGCGCTACCTGTGGAATATCTCCCGGATCGAGATCACCGCGCATTGGGGATGGGCTGCCGTTCCTGAAGCCGTGAAGCAAGCATGTCTGGTTGTTGCCGCGCAGAACTACAAGCTCGGTACTGCCCCGTTGGGTATTTCCGGCACGCAGCTCGGCGGTGGTCACGGTTTGCCGTCGATGCGTATGCACGATATGCCGAACGCAGCTGAAATTCTCGAGCCGTATCGTTCTCCGCATCCGATGGTCGGGTAATCCTATGACGTATTCTCTCGACGATATACGCACCGCGCTGAAAACGACGATCCGCAACGCCATTCCCGGCTTGATCGTTTATCGGTCGGTAGAGGAAATGACCGAAGTCCCGTGCGCGATTCTCGAACCGAAGTACGCGGATTTCAACGGCGCTATGAATCGCGGCGACGACGTCTGGCATTTCGACTGCTACATCATGGTTTCCCGGACCGAGCCGTTCTACGCCTACAAGAAGCTGGACTCGTATATCACCGGAAAAGGCCCGACAAGTATCCGAGAAGCTATTTACAACACGCCGAACCTCGGGCTGGACGATTCTGTTCTCGCGTATTGCTACGGGATGAAGGGTTACGGCGGTTCGTTCAATTCGGCGGCTATCAATCATATCGGTGCCGTGTTGATGATCACCGTGCACCACTGAATTCTTTCGAAAGGTGAGCCGAATAAATGGCCGCTCTTACTGTTCAGAACATCGTCGACGCTGGTACCAAGCCCACGTTTTCCGCTGCGTCGACCGCTGACACCGCCGTGATCGGAAATGGCAGCAACACTTTCGTCGTATACAAGAATGCCGACACCAGCGCGCACACCCTGACCATCACGGTCGCGGGAAATACGTCCTACGGTGTGGCGAATCCGCAGAAGACCGTCACTATCGGTGCGAATACGGGCGAGGTGTGGGTTCCGCTGCGTAAAGCGTACGACGACGGCACCGGAAAGGCGCTGCTCGGCCTTGATGCGGCGACGAGCGTCACTGTGGCGGTGGTCAAGGTTGGTTAATCCTCATGCCGAACGCTGGGAGGAAATCCGCCGCGCAAACCGTGATCAAGGATTGGCGACACGGCTTTTCCGGGTGGTCGGTCCGCATGCGATCTCGGGGAAATGTACGGGCGAGACGGTCGAATTGGAAAGCACCCGAGCCCAGGCCGACGCCTTGATCCGCGCTGGTCACCTCGAAGAGATTCCATTCGAAGCCGTCAGCGACGACACGTCCGATGTCGAAATCGCTGAAACGCCGGAGGAAAACGCTCCGGAAACAACTCCTAAGCGTGGGCGCAAAGCCCAATCGTGACCCTACACCCCATTCTAGTTTCAGAATAGAGAATACCTATGCCTAACAAGTTCATCTTGCGGGATTGCTCGATCACCGTCAATGGCGTCGATTTTTCCGACCACGTTTCCAGCGTCGAGATCTCGCTCAAGAAAGCGTCGGTCGACACAACCAATTTCAGCGGGGGTGGAAAGGAGCAGCAGGCCGGTCTGAAGGAAGACGAGTTCACTATCGACTTCCAGCAGGACTTCAATGCCGCCGAGGTCGATGCAACCCTGTGGCCGCTGTACGACGACGAGACCGAGTTCCAGGTTGTGGTCAAGCCTACCAGCTCGGCCGTGTCGGCGACAAACCCGTCGTTCACCGGTACCTGCATCCTGCTCGAGTACACCCCCCTGACCGGCAAGGTTGGCGATCTGTCGACCACGAAGGTCAAGTTCCCGAGCCAGCGCTCCGGTATCGCCCGCGCCACCAGCTAGTCATGTCCGAACACGACGCCCGGATGGAATTCTCCGTCGAGGGCTACGAAAAGTTCGGTGACGTCGCTCGCGTGATGGGCCGCGTCGATCGCAATTTCCCGAAGTGGATTCAGCAAGAGATCAAAAGGGAAGCCAAGCAGCTCTCCGCCGAGGCCAAGAAGTCGATTCAAGGCCAGCGCGCCGGGAGTAAGAAGCAAACCGGCATCCTGAACACCATCGCGGCCGGTATCGGCACCGAAGAGATCTCCGAGGACGACGAATTCGGCTGGATGGTCACCACGTCGATGCCGGAAGAGAACGAACAGTATCTCCCGCGCGGTTTCGATACGTCGTGGGGTGGCTTCAATCACCCGGTCTTCGCCAAGAAGGACACGCCTCGCTACTTGCGTAAATGGGAGCACCAGGACGGCAAGTACGACTGGTGGGTTCGTGTCATGGGCAAGGCGCAGCCGGATCTCGAGCCGAAACTTCAGGACGTCCTCGACAGGGGCGCTAAAGAGATTGCGGCGGCAGCCCAAGAAAAAGACTAGGGGCTCTTGACGGAGCCTCGATAAGCGGTACGGACGGGATTTCTTTGCGGGCCGATCCCGTCCGTACCTCCATTTCATTCTAGCCCGCTGATTCAAGTCCCGCACAAGCTTTGAAAGGCTCGCAAAAACAATGGCACTGCTCAATCGTGATCAGATTCTCGCCGCCGAGGACCGCAAGAGCGTAGAGGTCGACGTCCCCGAGTGGGGCGGTTCGGTCCTGGTTCGCACCCTGTCCGGCCGTGAGCGCGACGAATTCGAGTCCTCGACCGTCCGTACCCGTGGCGGCAAGCGCGAAGAGAACTTCGCTAATTTCCGCGCCCGGCTGGTCGGTCTGTGCATGGTCGACGAACACAACCAGCGTCTGTTCAAGACCCGCAACGAAATCGACATGCTCGGCAACAAGTCCGTCGCAGCGCTCCAGCGTGTATTCAACGCCGCGCAGAAGCTCAACGGCATGAGTGACGAAGACGTCGAGGAGCTGACCGAGTCTTTCGACGAGACTCCCGACGCGGATTCTATTTTCGACTAGCACTCGCGCTCGGGAAGACGGTCGAAGAACTACTTCAAACCACTTCCTCTTACGAACTCGCGGAGTGGCGAGCATACGAACAGGCAACCGGCCCCCTCGGCAGCGCCTATTCCGACGACATGCTCGCCCACATCCACGAAAAACTCCAAGAGCTGCTGTTTCTCACAGGCAGTATGTGGTCCGCCGATGGCGAAAGCCCCGTCAAGCCGGTGTATCAGGTTCCGCGTCCTGCCGACATTTTCAAGCCCACCGAGGCCGAGGACGTCAGTGAGGACGTTGCTGAACTCAGCGCTCAATTCGACGAGTAGAACCGGCCTGCCCATTTTGAAAGGACGCCTTCGTGGCCAACCAAATCATTGATGTGACCCAGGCCGGTCCTGCCGTCTATATTCTCAATTCCGCGTCGCGCACCGCAACCCCTGACACGTTCGAAATCCAGGGTATCGACCGTTACAGCGGCCTCGTCGTGGTCTGCGACGTCACTGCGATCACTTCCACTCCGTCGATCACTGTCGCGGTGCAGGGCGTCGATCGCAAGTCCGGGAAGACCTGGACGATTCTGACTTCGGCGGCTATCACCGCGACCGGCACCACGGTTCTGAAGATCCGGCCGGGTATCGCCGCGTCGGCGAATGTTGCCGCCTCTGACGTCCTGCCGCCTTTCACGCGCATCGCGGTCACCCACAGTAATTCGAACGCGATCACGTATTCGGTGGCGGCGTATCTGACCAACTAAAGATCGGCGAGGGCGAAATCAGATGGCAACGGTAAAGACTTCGCTCGATTTCTCCATCACAGCCAAGTACGCAGGTACCGCCGCGATGGAAGCGGCCCGGAAGGATTTCCAGAAGACACGCGACGAGCTGCGCGCGATGGCCAAAGAAGGCATCAACATCCGCGTCGGCCTCAACGGGCTTGCAGAAGACAGAGCTGAAATCGCCGCGCTGACCAACAAGGTCCACGACGTTCATCTCCGCGTTGTCGCCACCGGTCTCGCTGATGCCGAAGAGGCTATCAACCGGATCGCGCGGCCCCGTACGGTCAAGATCGTCGCTGTCGCTGATGTCGCGCAGGCCGAAGAGGACATCCGCAACGCCACCCGGACTCGTGTCGGGCTCATCGAATACCGGGGTGACGCAACCGAGGCCACCGAAGCTGTCAAGGAAGCAGCCCGTACGCAGACCGCGCATGTCGTAGCCGAGGCCGATGGTGTGGCCGCCGCGAAAGCGAAGCTCGACGAACTGTCCCGGCCCCGTGTCGCGACGGTCACGACCGCAATTGCCATCGACAACGATTCGCAGAAGCAGCTCAATGCGCTGAAGGCCGCGTACGACAAGGCGGTCAATGAAATCCGCGCCGGGCGCGACGAGCAGATCCGGGAAATTCGCCACAAGCTCGCGAACGACAAGCTGGCGGTGCCCGACGCGTTCGGCAAAGCGAAATACACCGCCGCCGGGCAGCGCGCTATCGCTCAGAAGCGCCTCGATCTCAACGGCGAGGCTCAGCAGGTTATCGAGTCGATCAAAGCCGATGCGGCGCGGCAAATTGCGATGGCGAAAGATCTCGCGCGATCCGGCGGCCTCGATATCTCCACCGACAAGAAAACCGCGCAAGCGGATCTGAAAGCGCGCACCGCAGCGGAGCGTCAATACGACAAGCAACGCCAGGATGCGGCGAAACAGGCTCAGCGAGAATTCGATAAAGCGCGCGATCTCAGTAACGCCGCGCAAGAGAGGGCCGCCAAGTCGCAGCTGCGCAATCAAGCCATCGGCATCAAAGACGAGATCGGCGACCTGATGAAGGGGCACGTTCTCAAGCTCGATGTCGACAAGGCGCGGGCAAAAGCTGAAATCGATGCGGCCTTCCCGCGTAAGCGGACGGTGGAAATCCAAGCCATTATTACGCGCGGGAAGCAGGATCTCGATTCCGCCGACCGTGAGCACAAAGCGCAGCTCGGCCAGATTCAAAGGTCCGCTGATCGCGGAATCGGCCGTGCGCTGGACGCTCGAGATCAGACCGTCTCCGCTGGTGGCAACCGCGCCCTGGCCGACCGTGACGCGCGCAACGAAATTACGAGGATTCGCGCCGAAGCAGACACCGCCGCCGCGCAGGCGCAACTCGATCACTTGAAGCGTCAACAGAATGTGGTCGTCAAGGCGCAAGCCGATATCGCGGAGGCGAAGGCAAAACTCGATTCACTGCGTAAGCCGATCGATGTCAAGGCCAATAAGGGTGCGATCGACGCCATCACGTCCGCTGCTGGCAAAGCGAAGACCTCGGTGACGGAGCTGGCTGCCGCGATGGCGTTGGTCAGTGTCGGTGCCGGTGCTCTGGGCGCTGTCGCGCTCACCGGTCTGGCTGGTGGTGTCATCGCTGCCGGTGGTGCCGCTATGGCGATCAACCAAAAGCTGACCGTGTCGCACCGCGAAGCTATGGACGCCGCGAAGATGCAGGCCGAGCAGGCTAAGCGCGACGTCATCGAAGCCAACCGCGAAATCGCAACCACCGCAATCGAATCCGGCCAGAAGCAGGCCGCCGCTCAGCACGACGTGGCGATTGCCCAGCGCGATGTTGCCGACACGGCCATCGAATCGGGTCAGCGGATCGCGGCTGCGCAGCACGAAGTGGCCATGGCCGACCGAGGTGAAGAGGATGCCCGACGCTCCCTGACCGATGCCTACCGCGATGCACGCCACGAACTCGAGGATCTGCAACTCCAGCTCGAAGCCGCGCCGGTCAATGAGCGTGGTGCGGAGCTGCGGTTGCGTCGCGCCCGGCAGAACATGATGGACCTGTACAAGTCGGGTCGCCCGGTCACGGTTCTGGATATCCAGGAGCACCAGCAGGCGATCGATGAAGCGCAGGTCGGTCTCGACGAGGTCCGCGAGCGTAACCGGCAGTTGCAGGACGATGCTGCTGTTGCCGCTCAGCGCGGCGTCGAAGGCAATGAAAAGGTTATCAAGGGTAAAGAGGGCCTGGCCGACGCGACTTATCAGGCGCAAATTTCTCAGCAGAATTTAGCGAATACGCAGCGCCAGACGTCGGAACAAATGGCCGATGCCGCTTACCGGGAACACATCGCTCAGCAGAATCTTGCGAATACGCAGCGCGAGACTGCGGCAGCTCAGCAAAAGGCTGCGGAAAATCTTACCGTTGCCCTGGCTGAGCAAGCTCGCGCGAATTCCGAATTGGCGAAAGCAGCCCATCAGGCCAATACCGCTATGACGCAGTTGTCGGCGATGTTCGCTGATCTGGCTGCGCCATTGAAAGGTCCGTTGCATGACGCGATGGAGTCTTTCAAAAAGCAGTTCATGGACCTGAAGCCGGTTATTCAGATCGGTTTCCAGTCCGCTGCTGATGATGTGCAGCCTTTCACTGACGCGCTGACCGGTTTGATGCTCGGACCTGTTCCGGGTGTTACCAGCGCGCTTGCGAAGTCGCAACCTACAGTTCTCGGTTTCCGCGACGGTATGCGCACACTGGGTCTCGATATCGGCACGATGTTCGATAAAATGTCGAACGGTGCCGAGGGTTTCGGCGATATGTGGCGCATTCTGGGAACCCAGCTCGGCACTTTCCTCATCCAGATCGGCGATTTCGCGGGTCGTTATGCAGGTCCGGCGTCGCAAGCGCTGGGTTCTTTGCTCGACGGCGTGAATAAACTGGCGGCGGGATTCCTGAACGGGCTCGGCCCCGTGATGCAGAATCTGCCGGATATCGCTGGCCGTATCAATATCGCGATGGGCGACGTCGGCAATATCTTGCAGCAGGTCGTACCCGCTCTCGGTCGCTTGGTGACAGCACTGGTAGACGGTTTGGGTCAGGCGTTCCATACGCTTTCTGGACCGTTGGCGACCACGCTGGTCAATATTCTCGACAGCCTCACCGGAATTGTTGTCGGATTGTCCGGACCGGTGAACGACCTGGCGAAGGCTTTCGGCGCGGTTTTGGATTTCCTCGGCCCGTTGGTGCCGTTGATTACTCCGCTGGTCGTCGGTTTCGCCGCGTTCCAGTACATCGGTAAGCCGGTATACGGAGCGCTCCAGTCGATCAAGGAACAGGGTACCGGCGTTCTCGGGATCTTCGGTAATCCGTGGGTCACAGGGTTTGCGGTCGCCACTGGCGCTGTTCTGGCGTTCACCGAATCTGCGGGCAAGGGTGCGGCTGCCGTTCAGCGGCTCAAAGACAACACTCAGGCCCTGCTCGACGCTCGATACGAAGCCGACAAGGCCCTCGAGCAGTCCGGCGGCGCGCTCAACGACAGCGTGATCAACGGCCAGGCGCAGATTCTGGACCAGTACCGCCAGCAGATGAAGACCAGCGCCAACGATACGCCTGGTTTCCTCGACAAGGGTGTTGCCGGTCTCGGCGCGATCGGGCAGAAGTTGTTCGGTGCCGGTGGTGGTATTGCGAACGACGAAGGTATTCGCGAAGAGGCCAATACGCACGCCAAGGCCGTTCGGGACGCATTCAGTGATCTGGGGTTGAACAGCGAGCAGATCGTCAAGATCTACACGGGTTCGAAAAAAGATTACGACGCCATGATCGACCGCCTCAAGGGCATGGGCGACGGCGGAAAAGAAGCGGCTACCGAACTGGGCCGTCTGCGCGGCGAATGGGCTCTGGATTCAGTTTCCGTTTCTCCGGTTACGGCGGCGATGAAAGATCTCGCCGATAAGAACAAAGACGCTCAGTCTGCGATCAGCGCCGCGACGGATGCCTTGGAAAAGCAGCGGCAAGGCGGCCTCACTCTCGAGAATGCGCAGCTGAAGCTCAACGAAGCCATTTCGGGTCTCAGCACGAACGCGCAGTCGGCTTCGGGTGCGATGGTCGACGCCAATGGCGTTATCGATACCACGAGCCAGAAGGGTCAGGCGCTCTACAACCTGCTCAACCAGCAGTTGGCACCGGCTTGGGAAACGTTGACCACTGCCGTTTATCGGGATGCGATTCAGCACGGCCAGACGGCCGATCAGGCGCAAGCCGCCGCGCAGCGGGCATCGGATGGTGTTCGCGATTCGGCGATGCGGCAGATCCAGGCGATGGGCTACACGCAAGAGCAGGCCCAGCATTTGCTTGATCACTACAACCAACTGTCGGGCAATTTCAAGGCCGTCATGACGTTGAATGCTGATCAGGCCAGTGGCGAGCTGGATAAATTGCAGACCAAGCTCGATCTGATCATGAAAAAGCTGGATGGCGACATCCCGGACTACATGCAGATTATCGCTGCTGGTGCGGGACTTGGTCCTGATTATCACCCGAATATTCCGCAGGGTGTTCCGAATGTCCCGGCGGCCCCGAAGCCTGGTGTAGCTCCGGCTATTCCGAGCGGCGCTGCCACGCCTGACAATATGCTGCCTCAGCTGCTCGGTAAAACTCCGGGTCATGCTCGCGGCGGTTTGATCAGCGGCGACGGTACCGATACTTCAGATTCGATTCTGTCGTTCCTGTCTCGGGACGAGTTCGTTACCCGCGCGGCGATGGTACGCAAATACGGCCTCGGGTTCTTCCAGGCACTTAATGCTGGTGCGATCAATCCGGCGACGTTGCCGCGCTTCGCTACTGGCGGTGCTGTCGGTGGTGCTACGGCTGCGACCGGTCCGGTTTCGGATTCGCAGGTGATTCAGCTTCTGCCGATGCAATTGACGCAGATGCAGGACACGATCAGTCAATTGGCGCGTCAGCTTCCGGCCGAGTTCCAGAAGATGTACGACGCGATCGAATCCGGCACGACCAAAGCGCAGGACAAGATCGGCACCGACTGGACCGATTCCACGAACGCCTGGAAAGACACGGTGGGCAATAAGTTCACCGGCGACACCGGCAAGTTGTGGGAGAAGTTCTGGAGCGATTCGCACGACACCGCGAAAACCCAGCAGGAAAAGATCGGCACCGAATGGGCTGACAGCATCCTGCACTGGAGCGGCCTGATCGATACGCAAGTTATCAGCGGCCTCGGCGGGCAGTGGACCACGTTCTGGAATCAGACCAACGACACCGCGAAACAGCAGCAGGATCGGATCAATTCCGGTTTCCGCGACAATCTCGCGACAGGCCTGAGGAATTCCACGGTCGGACTCGTTGCCGACGTCAATACCGAATGGTCGAAGATCGAAGGCGTATTCGCGCGGCCGGTCAACGCGATCATCGGTGTCTGGAATCAGAGCGTCGTCGGTGCTGTGCCCGGTTTGCAGCCGATGACTCCGATTCCCGGTTTCGCCAACGGCGGCCAGCCTGACGGTTCTCCCGGCTACATCAACGGCATGGGCGGCTCTCGCGAGGATAAGCACGTCGTTGCTGTCTCCAACCGCGAGTACATCGTCAACGCCGAAGCCACGAGTCGCAACCGCGCTGTTCTGGATGCGATCAACTTCGGCGGCGAGCGCGCTGTGGTTCCGGCTTACGGGCTGGGCGGCATGACGATGGCCCACGAAGCGCCCGAGGTCCCCGGATTCTCGTTGGGCGGCATCGCTTTCCGGCACCTGCGCAAGGCTGCTGGACTGCACTTCGCAGACGGTGGCGCTACTGATGGTTCGTCGCAGGCGGCTGTCACTCGCGCGTTGAGCTGGGCTTCGGCCCTGTCGGGTCAGCCGTACAACGCCGAGGGGTGGTTGGACTGCTCGGGCTTCATCTCGGGTGTCTACGACATGCTGCTCGGTCGCTCTCCGCACCGGGAATTCACGACGGTCGACAACTTCCGCGCGCTCGGGTTCGTGCCCGGCCGTGGCGGCATCATGGATATCGGCGTGACCCCGCTGCCTGGCAATTCCGGCCACATGGCAGCCACTCTGGCTGGGCACCGGCTCGAATCCGGCGGATCGCACGGCAACATCATGGTCGACGGTAGTGCTGTGGGCGCTGACTCCGGTCAGTTCTCCGATCACTACTACCTGCCTGGTGAGCTGTTCAGCCCGCCGTATACCGGCCCTGGGTCGAACGGCGAGGGTGGGCCGTCCGGCTCGTTTGTCGGCATGCTCGGCGGCGCTGTGACGGCTCTGGGTACCGGTGTGCAGAACCTGTTTTCAAGCATGTTCCAGCAGATGACCGACCCGATTCTGTCGGGTATTCCGGATGTGCAGGGCGCTGGCGCTTTCCCGAAGGCGATGGCTACCAAGGTCCGGGACGCGCTGATCGGCGGAATCAAGGGCCAAGAGGCCACGATGCTGCTCGGCGGCACGATCCCGCAGGGTATGCACAAAGAGATCATCGACAAAGCCCTGGCGCTGACCAATACTCCCCCTCCCGGCTCGATCGAGGA